CTTCTTTGATGTAATGTCAGAGAACGCTTCTGACCAAGTATATCGAATTGCACGCCTAGCCAACTCTCGTTACCACAGCAAGATAATTGCTGAAGCATTTGCAGCAGGATCAGAAGGTCAGCGCAAGCAGATCTTTACAGGTCTTTGGAATACAGTTGCAGAAATTCGTGGCGTATCAAAAGCTGCTGCTGGTAAAACCTATATGGATGAGTTTGCAGGTAAGGGCCTTGAGAAGAAGTATGCAGCAGATATTGTTGTAGACGGAGTAAACAAGGGCAACCCTGCACAGTTTGGCGATCAACAACTAGCGCTATTTCCATATCAATTATCTTCAGCCATTGCTGTACCAAAGATCGTTGACCTAGATAGATTAGCAGCTCGTGCTGGAATTATTAACAGAATTATGGGACTATCCCACCAACGTTGGGCTGACACACTTTTATCTGGTTGGGTTATCGGAACTCTTGCAGGACCACGTTTTGCTATTCGTAACGCAACAGAAGACTTAATGGCACATATGGCCATTGGTAGTTCTCCTTGGGGAATTGCTACAGGTCGTGCATTTTCTACCCGTATCCGTGCATCAAAAGGACTAACCGGAGAAGATACACTTAAAGAAGTTGGCAAAAAGGCTCTTACATTAGATCAAGAGGCTGGCGAACTTGGTGTTATTAACAAGTTAATCCGACGCAAGGAACTCAAGAAGTATGCTGCTTTAATTCGACAGGCTCAAACCCCAGAGGATGTTCGTGTCGTTATGGCAAATGCCCTGCTTCACGATGGCATTGGTCGAATAGTAGATAAAAAAGGTTCTGAGTATCTTGCTGAGATCGCTGAATTTGGTAATCTTGATGACACTCTACGTGCAGTTGCTGAAGGTAGTAAGAACGCTCTACGTGGGGCAGATCAGTATATTCAAGCAACCGATGATGTTGCCAAGTATGGCAAGATGGCAGCTATTGAAATTGATGGAGTTGCATATCGTCAGGCTTTAGGTGAGTCAGGCTTTACAGAATTTAACCCTGTAGCAAACCAGCAGAATCGTATTTCTTGGCTTGTCCAACTAGGCGTAACATCTACAGATGAGTTAGCCCAGATCGCAGTCAAGAACCTTGACGATGAAGGTAAAGCACTTGCTGAGATGCGTGATTATCTAGCAAACTTGACAGAAGCACAACGCAATCGCTTCCAGTTATACGATCCTTCTGTTGGTGGAAACACCGCAGTCCACGCTAAGAAGGCATATGATGCAGTTCGTAACCTTTATTCAAAGCGTAACGGCGAAATTAATATGGATTTGCTCAACAAGGTACGCACACTTAACAATGATGGTGAATATGTAGTTTCTACAAAGAACCTTAGCCTAGAAGATCTACCAAACAAGATGGACACAAATCTTACGCCAGAGTTTATCTCAGGTCCTACTCTTGTTCCTGTAGCAGATAGTGGATCTTTCCCAGTAAGAGTTACAGAGCGTCTCTGGGATGCTATGGGAGAGGCCAATGCCCGTTTCTCACGTGAATCAATCGTCCTTAATGAGATGGTTCGTGTTCGTAAAGAGATTGCAGAATCTGGTCTTGAGAAAAGAATAATGGATCTGCATACAAAAGGTCTTCAAGGAGATAACCTTAAAGCCGCTACTGTTGTAGCCAAGAAAGAAATTGTTGCCCTTACTGAAGAACTTGCAAAGAACAGGGTTCTTGCTTTCGTAGATAACCCAGCAGTTCGTAGCCAGTTGGCTATGGCAAGCCGTAACTTTGCTCGATTCTACCGTGCAACTGAAGACTTCTATCGTCGCGTTTACAGAACTATACGTTACAACCCAGAATCAATCTCACGATTGGCTCTTACCTACGAAGGTGTAACACACTCTGGCTTCCTACAACAGGATGACAACGGCGACTCATACTTCTTCTACCCAGGACTAACTCCTGTGTATGACACAATGAACAAAATAGCGCAGGTCTTTGGATCACCAGAGTCATTCCAAGCACCAATGCCTGTTGAGTTCAGTGGTAAATTGAATATGCTTACCCCATCAATGAACCCAGACTCATTGTTCCCTACATTTGCTGGACCATTAGCAGCAGTCCCAATGAAGTTTATCTTTAATGCGGTACCAGCACTTGATAAGTTTGAGAAAAGAATCCTCGGTATTTATGCCGAAGATCAACCAATGATTGATGCTATATTTCCAGCGCACTTAAATAGATTCCTTGACGCTATGAACAGAGATGAGCGTCAGTCTCAGTATGCCTCAGCTTTCCGTAAGGCAGCGACATATCTACAAGCTGGTGGTCACGGAATTGAACCAAAGTTCAATGCACAAACAGGCGAGTGGGAACCACCAAGTCCTGCTGAATTACAGTCATTCAAGGATAAACTAAGTTCTGCAACAGTAAGTGTTCTAGCCATTCGCTTTATCTTTGGATTCTTTGCCCCAGCATCACCACAGGTAACGCTTAAATCTGATATGGCTAAGTGGGTCAGAGACAATGAACGCGTTAACTTCAAGCAGGTATTCAATAACCTCATTACTAAATACGATGGAAGTCTTGACAAGGCTATGGGTGAATGGCTACGTCTATACCCAGACGAGATGCCATACACAGTATCCGAGTCAGATGACAACGTCGTTCCGGTAGTACGTGCTGTAGCAGATACTACTAAATGGATTGAAAATAACGAGAGTCTTCTCAAGGCTTACCCACAAGGTGCTCCATTCTTGATGCCAAAGGTGGGAGAATTTGACTTCGAGGCATATCGTTTGCTCTTCAAGTCTGGTATTAAATACAGCAAGACTATTGATAATTTCTTGCAGGATACCCAAGCTGCCCGTGATATCCAGTTCTACTACGATCAAAAAGATCTATATGAAGAAGAACTTGCTCAGACCTTTAGTGATAGTCAAAAGACTAAACTCAAAGAACAATGGACTTTATGGAGCAAGCAGTTTAAGGGAGCACGCCCTGCACTTCAGGATGAGTTAGCAGAAGGTGGAGATCGCCAGAGAGCGCGTCAGCGTTCTTATGAAGATTTGCAGAATATGCTCAACGGCCCAAAGGCTGCTGAAGCACGTAAGGCAGATCCAAAAGCGTTTGATGCAATCAAGAAAATGTCAGATATCTACAACAACTATCTATATAGCCGTGATCTTGCTGTAGGTTCTAGTTCTAATGCTTTAGCATATAAAGATCTACTAAAGCAGAACGCAAAGACAGAACTTGAGAACATAGCATCAGAGAATCCAAATGCAGAAGATGCGTACTACGTCCTCTTTTCAAGATTAATTGGAGATTAAAATGGCAGAGAAACCAGCGTTTTACAATAACTGGAAAGGTGGCGCAGTTCCTACTGGGTCAACTATATCTGGCGCAAATCAAGATCCTTATGGTGGATTCAAACAAGGTGGCACAAATCAAACTCAAGGAGTTGTAGATCCTGCCGTATCTATCTATGAACTGTCCGATGCAGAACGCAGAGAACTAGCAAAACTTCTCAAGAACGCTGGATATAAGGTACCAACTACCGGCAAGTACTCAGATGCAATAGTTGAAGCCTACTCAGATGCGCTACAAGGAGCTGCTTTACAGTCAGCAAGACTGAACAAAGACTTCAGTGTACGAGACTATCTTCTCCAAGAAGCGGTTTCAACTGGATCTGGTCAGCCTTCCATTCGTGAAGATATCCGAATCTGGGACCCAACCAAGGTCGCTGCAACAGTCCAAGATCTATCAGTAAAGTTGTTAGGTCGAGAGGCAACTCCAGAAGAAGTTGTTTATCTTGGTAAGAAACTTACAGATGCACAGAAGAAGGCTGGGACTAAAACCCAATACGTAACAAAGGCTGGCAAAGTAACAGCAACTGTTACAGGTGGTATTGATGAAGAGCAATTCCTTATTGATGTATTCCAAAAGGACAAGAAGTTTGCTCCTGAAATCAAAGCAATCCAAGAAAGAAAGAAAGCTGTCGAGGCAAGCGAAGCCAGTACTACACGCCAAGATCTTTTGAAAACAGCCCTTAATAATGGAGTAACTCTTGACGAGGAATCTATTGCAGGATTTGAGCAACGCATTAAGGCTGGCGAAAGTTTAGATGCAGTTAAAAATGCTATCCGTAGCACTGCCTCTTTGGGTATGCCTGACAATGTAAAGAAGTTAATTGAATCAGGCGTAGACCTATCTACAATTTACTCACCATATAAGAGTCTTCTTGCTCAGACTTTAGAGGTTAACCCAAATAGTATTACGCTCAATGACCCAACCTTGCGTATGGCTATTGGTCCAGATAAGGAAATGTCTTTATACGAATATCAGCGTTCACTTCGTAAAGATCCACGCTGGCAGTACACAGATCAGGCAAGACAAGAAGTGTCACAAACAGCATCGAGAGTCCTTCGTGACTTCGGATTCCAGGGGTAATGATGGCAATAGCACCAGAAGATCGTATTCGTCAGGTAACTGCTACCACCAAAAAATCAACGAAGCCTGCCGCAAAACCTACTTCATCTGTACCTACAACTCCTGTGAACCGTAATCTACCAACAGCAGATTCTGTTCAGGTTGAGATTGATGCAATAAACGCAGCAACTCAAGCAGGCAAGGCAGTGCTTGATCCTAAGCAATACCCTATGAAAGAGATCGTGACCAATACAGGCCAGAAAGTTATGGTCTATACATCTGGTCCTCTTGCTGGGCAAGATGAAAATGGCAACTTCCCAATTCAGGCAACAGATGCAACAGCATTTACAAGCGGTGCTGGCGCCAGCGGTGGAGCAGGTGGCGGTGCTGGTGGATCTGGTGCTGGTGGTGGATCTGGTACAGGCGGCGGTGGTGGCGATAAGCCAGTTACCTACACGGCTACAGACGGAACAGTATTTAATGATAAGGCTACCTACGAAAGATACCAAGCAATGCTTGGCGATAAAACATCTTTAGCCGATACAAGGCGTCGTGAAGGTGAATCAGCCTACAACATTCTATATAAGAAGTTTTCTGAGTATGGTCTTGGGTCATTAGTACAAGATGTAGAAAGATACGTCAAGGACGGACTTTCAGAAGATGAACTTACCTTGCGTCTACGTGAGACTCCTTCTTATCAATTACGATTTGGCGCTAATAAGCAGCGTATTGCTAAAGGCTTGGCTGCTCTCAATGAAGCACAGTATATTGCGCTAGAGGATCAGTACCAAGAAGTAATGCGTCAGTATGGGCTACCAGAGTCATACTGGAGCAAAGACTCTATGGGTACACAAAAAGGTTTTGAGCAACTCATTGCTAACGATGTAAGCAACACAGAACTAGAAGATCGCTTAATGGTTGCTCAGGACCGTGTTCTTAAAGCAGACCCAAATATCCTTAATTCTCTAAAAAGTTTCTATGGCGACAGTATTACTAACGGTGATATCTTGGCATACACGCTTGATCCTAAGAACGCTATCAAGGATATCCAGCGCAAGGTAACAGCAGCTGAGATTAGTGCAGCACAAACAGGTGCTGGATTTAACCTAGGTAAGACACCTGAAGAGATTGCACAGTACAGAGCAAGAGCCGAACAACTTGGTTCCTTGGGAGTTACTGGAGCGCAGTACCAGCAAGCAGCTCCTACTATCTCTGAGGCATCAATTCGTGGTGGGCAACTTGCTTCAATCTACGGAGAAGATCCATATACACAGCAGACAGCAGAGCAGGCAATTCTTAATGTGCCTGGATCAGCAGAAGCAATGAGACGAACTAAGAAACTAGCAGCTCTTGAAACTGCTTCCTTCTCTGGTTCATCTGGTCGTGGCGCGATAGACCGCGAACGAGCCGGACAAATATAACAAGCCTGCCACTAGGACGACTGGTCTAGTGGAGTGATAACAAAACCAGTAGTGGGAGCCATACCTGTACCCCAACAGAATATGAGGCCCGCGTAAATCAACTAATGATAGGGAGTGGACTATGTCCAATTACGAGTACGAGGATGACGACGACGATATCACTACAAACGATTCGTCGAATGACCTTGTAAAACAACTACGCAAGGCTGCTAAGCAGAAGGATAAAGAACTTCAGGAACTACGTTCCCAGTTTGAAACCCTGAATAAAGGCCAACGCGAACGAGCAATCAAGGACGCCCTCGCAGCTCGCGGGGTAAATCAGAAGATCGCTTCATTTATCCCACAGGATATAGACCCTTCAGAGGAGTCTGTGTCTAAATGGCTCACAGAATATGCCGATGTTTTCGGTATTGATCTTGAGCAAAACCAGGCAACAGCAAATGTAGATCCAGCCGATGCAGCGGCGTACAAGAGACTAAGTGCAGCGTCTAACGCAGGTATATCACCTGAACGTGGACAAGACATTATGAGTCGCTTGATGAACGCCAACTCAAAGGAAGAACTGGATTCCATCATTGCCGAATCTGGAATGTAATTTAACCACTAACGAAAGGCAAAAATAATGGCACTACCAGGCGGTTCCATCACTGGTTCAGCTGACATTACTGCACTCGTACAGACAGCATACGATCAATATGTTCGTATGGCTCTTCGTAGCATCCCTGTTATGCGCGGTCTTGCAGATGTTAAGCCAGTACAGCAAGCAATGCCAGGATCATCAGTAGTATTCTCAATCTACTCTGACCTAGCACAAGCAACATCAACTCTCACAGAAGAGTCAGATGTTTCATCAATCGCTCTCGGCAACCCTAACCAGGTTACTGTTACTCTTAACGAGTACGGATCAGCCGTAACAACAACAAAGAAGTTGAACCTTACTTCGTTCAACGATGTTGACTCAGCACTTGCTGACATCATCGCTTACAACGCAGCAGATTCGATTGACTCTGTAGTTGCAACAACTCTCACAGGTGGCTCAAACGTCATCTACGCAGGAACTTCAACAGCATCAACAACAAACGGAATCACAGCAACAGACGTTATGTCAGTAGCTGCTATCCGTGAGGCTGTCACACAGCTCCGCACAAACA